ATCATTTTGGTGCTCTAACTGCTGCAAATGTGCCTCTATAGTATCAAATGATGCTCTTTTAGGTGGGTATTCTTTAATAACCACTTTACCCTTTACTTTCTTAACTATTTCATCTACCTCTTTACGGTGTAGGTGTAGTTTATCTACTTCAATACCAGAGAAAATAGCATCGTAACGTTTACCAATATATCCTTCGCCTAGCTCTAGTGAGTAATGTACTACATTAAATCCTAATGCTGCGGCGTAGGCACCCATTGCTGTTACAGCCCATGATTTACCACCACCTGGGTTACCAAATACAAGTACTAAATCACCTTTACCATAACCACCTTGTGTTAATTCGTTAAATGTAGGCCAAGGGAATGGAATACAGCTACGATCATCTTCACGATATCTAGCTTCAATATCTAAATTGTAATCCAATCCTATTGTTTTATCCTCACCTGCTCTAACTGCTTTACCAATTAGCTGGAGGATACTATCAAAGTCATTCATTTCAAGTAACTGAACTGAATTAAGGATTGCTTTTTTAACTTGTTGATTGCGACAGAAATTACTAAATTCAGCTTCAACCCATTCTAAATCAGATTGATCTGACATTTTATAGGCTTCCTTAAGCGCCTCTACAATTGATATTCTTAATACTTCATTATCAATTTTCTTTACCTCAATAGACATTGTTTCTACTGTAGGTGTGGTATGATATTCACCAAAATATTTTTGAACATATTCTACAACCCATTTATGAGCTGATGATTCAAAATATTCTGAATCAAGTGAATCGATAATGTTAATTAGAAATTGTCTTTGTGTAAGTAGAGCACCTAGTACTTTTACTTGAAACACAGGCCCATATGTTGATAATTTATTTAATGTTGTCATAACCTAAATTTATTTGAAAGAATTTGGATAACCAAACAACTGTGTTAACCAAGATTGTACATTAGGGATACTTTCTCCTAATCTATCATTATGGTACAATTGAAGGAATATCGGTATATTCAGTGTATACGAATTATTAAATGCGTCTTTAACTAATTGTTTATTCTCTGGTGATAAGAAACTACCATTCAAAGACATCAATTGATGATTAATAAATAGTTGGTGGCGTCTTTCTACAACAGATAAATATAATTTATTTTCATTAATATTCTCTGCTGCTTTAGTAATAATATTATCCACTGTTAGTTGAGCATCAGTTGATAGTTCTGGGAATAGTTTAAATAATTTTTTAGGGCCTAATCCACTAACGCCAGGTATATTATCACTTGAATCCCCCATTAACACCTTATAGTTAAGGAAGTTTTGACTTGTAACGCCAAATTCTTCTAATACATCTTTGGGTGTGTATACTTTCTTCTTAGTAGGAGAATAACATTGTACTTTATCAGTTACTAATTGTAGAAAGTCTTTATCAGCAGACATGATAGTTACCTTTTGAGTTTCTTCATGCGCCTGGAATTTATTAGCTAAATAACCAATAATATCATCTGCTTCTAACCCATCAATACTAATAACTGTAACTGGTAGGCATTTGAGATATTGAATCAAACGCTCCATTTGGTTATTAATACTCTCTTGTTCTTCAGCTTTAGACTGAAAAATAGAGTAATTGGTCATTCGATTGACATTTCGATTAGCTTTGTAATCAGGGAATAAGTTTTTTCTTGCGTTTGAACCTCCAACACCATCAAATACAATAACTATTTTAGTAGGATCAGTCATTCGGATAGCGTATCCTACTGACTTTAAAAATCCTGTAAGACCACCAATATGGTGGCCATCGGGATTTATATGATTAATCATAGTAAACGACCTCAAAAATGTATTGAGGCCGTCTATGATTAAAATTGAGCTTAGTTCTTTGCGAATATCTGGTTGTACGTTGGAGAGTAATTGTTCATATTTACTCTTCGACATCTACTAAATTTACTTCTTTAAAATTTTCTTCCATTTCATCTTCTTCAACTACATCAAAGTCAGCTGAACCTAGAATTTGCAACCAGCTTTTAGAATGTTCTTTCTTGTATTCATCAATCGCTTTTTTATCGTCCTCAATGAATCCGTGAACTGTCATTACAACAGTACCTTTTGTTTGAACACCTGTAACGTGATTTTTATCAGCAGATATTTTAGTACGCTTAGCAAATTCAACGTCTTTACCGTCTTTAGTGGCCTTAATTTTACTTGTACCACTATTTGAAATATTACCGAAGGTAATTACAAATGATGAATCAAAGAACATTGTATCACCACCTTTATTTTTCATTTTAGGCTGTTCCATTGGTGAGTTTGGTTTTGCAACCCATACCTTATTAACAGCTACAAATGTATTTGTATATGGTTGGTTTTCTTTACGAGATAAAATAATCTTCTGATTGATAAAGTTACCAAACTGTTGAGACATAGCTCCAGCATTCCATTCGTTGTTGTTTTTATTTGATTCAACAGACAAACGACAAGGTACTGAACCAACTGAATCCCATAGAAACAATAAATCAAATGGTAGTTTACCTTTTGCTTGTTCGTTTAGCATATCAGCTATAAATGCTGCTACGTCTTCAATTGTATTAAGTGATCCTCTATCTACATAAACAAAGAATCCTTTATAATCGGTTACTTCACCTGTTTCTTTATCTACTACAGGTTCCATTTCAAAGCCCATTTGTTGAGCATGCTCCCAATTCCATTTCATCTCAGTGATGATAAAGACAGGCAATATACCCATTTTCTGAGCTGCTACTGCTGCCTCTAGCATTGCTGTTGTCTTACCTGTATCCGAGTGACCACGTAACAAAGTTATGTGGCCCATCGGAATACCAGGAATAGACAGTACATCTTGAAACGCTTTCGAAAGTGGAATCCACTTTTGAGGTTTGAACTTTACAGATTGATCTAAGAATTTAGATTTCTTAAAAGCGTCAATATCAAAGGACTTTTTAAGTGACTCAGATACAACTGAGGTTAAACTACTGTCTTTCTTAGCCATAATTAATCGTTAAATAAGTTGTCAAATTTGTCTGCGTTGCTAGTTTTAGCTGCAGGTGTCTCTAAAGTGTAAGCTGGTGCTACTGGTTTGTTGATCTCGGTAATGAAATCATCTTCGTCTTCATCTTTAGATGCGATCGGAGCTTCAGTAGCGGCTTCATCTTCAGGATTTAACCACTTAGTTAAGATGTCCTTCAATGCGTCGTAAGTGTATTTACGATTAATGCCTAGAATGTCAGGTTGTTCGTTGAGTAATTTTTCTACAAGAGCAGCATCCTCAGAAATAGGAGTTGTCTTAGGTTTAACACGAAGATTACATTTAATGCCTTTTCTACCAGCAATTACATCTTCAGTAGCTTCGATTGTAAAATCTCTACCATCTGTAATGTCAGTAAAATCACCATAATCTTCATCAGCAGCAATTCCTACTAGCTGATCATTGGTTAGTTTACCAAATTCCCACAAACGGGCACCCAAATGTTCTTCACCACGTACTACTACAGCAGCAAAGTAACGGTATTTAGGTTCAATTTTTTTAGCTAGTTGCCAATCTTCCTTATCAGATGATTTACGCAATTGTTTTGCAAAATCAGCAATCGGATCAGCTTCACCCCAATTGGACAAAGCCAAGATTGGTCCTTTAGCAAATCCGTAGTGGAATTGTACCTCACGAATAGGCCATGCCTTATCGTACTTATTAGGTAGAAGACGTACTTGGTACTTACCGGGTTTTGGTTTAAAGAAAATTTTCGTGTAATCAATTTTTTCGCGGGTTTGATTTCCCTTGTTTTGTGCAGCGGCCAACTTCTGCTTTGCCAGATTTAAATCCATAACTGTTTTATTTTATAATTAAATATAGGAACTCTTACTTAGACAACCAAACTAGTGGGCAGATAAGTCTATAATCTTATAGATTGCTGTATCTAATTTGCGAAGATCAGGTCCGTTAGTTAGCAATATACTATTTTTATAGTCGTGCCAATTAACAATGTATTTAGTGTCTAATACACCACCGTTCAATGACTTAATTAGAGTGTTAAGTGCATTGATAGTATATAACGTGTTTGATTCTTTTTTACGATGTAGTAATATTGTGTTTGGTAATGGAGCTTCAGAAACGTTCCCCATATCAATATTATAAGTACACATCAATTCATCGCTTTGAGGCGATTCAAGAATGAATATCTTATTATATAATATCGAGTAGCGACGGTTAATTGTAGCTACAGTGTTTTCCAGCTCGTCCTTTGCAATAAATGTGCAGAATAATTTGTTCAAATCGTAAAATATATTGTCCGTCATAAATATTTATATTTTGGTTAAACCGTGATATGTATTACCTTGTTTGATGTTTACTGGATATTGTAAAATTTGGGTGATGTCGGTGAATATATTGCCATCTTCTTCACAGTAATCAAATAAGAATGCATCATATGTGTATAGTATTAATTTAGTTTTTTTATCCTCTAAATATTTTAATACCAATTCTAATAATTCAACATTGGTTAATGTTTCAGTACTTTGAACTATGTAATTAAATAATTTATTACGTGTTATTTCTTCATCACCGCGTGTGAATACTTTATTTATAGTTGAATATGAATTACCATATTGGTAGGTATCCCACATATTATCAATAAACATATCAACCTCTTTAAAGAATGGTTGATTTTTATATTCAGCCCAAACACCACCATATAATTGTTTAAATGTTAATTCTTTAGCTTCTTGTTGTGTTACGTTTAACAGTTTACCTAAATATTCATATGTATTTTGTTCTTTAGGTAATTC